AGGCGATGGGCTGATCATATTCCAAGGGATGCAAGATCACACCGCCGATAGCGTGAAGTCGCTGGAAGGCTTTGACCGCGCATGGGTCGAAGAAGCCCAATCGCTATCTGACCGTTCGCTGTCCCTGCTGCGCCCAACAATCCGCGCCGATGGTTCTGAGCTTTGGTTTAGCTGGAACCCTGCCCGCGCTACCGATCCGGTTGACCAGCTATTGCGCGGATCATATCTGCCGTCAGGCGCAAGCGTGGTCCGCGCCAACTGGTCGGATAATCCGTGGTTTCCCGACGTGCTTGATCAGGAGCGGCGCGATTGCATTGCCAATCAGCCGGAACGCTATGGCCATATCTGGGAAGGCGAATATGCCACCGTCTTGGAAGGCGCATATTATGCCAAGCACCTCACAGACGCCCATCTAGATCGGCGCATTGGCTTCGTGGCGCGCGATCCGCTGATGAAGGTCTACACGTTTTGGGACATCGGCGGCACGTCCAGCAAATCCGATGCGACATCAATCTGGGTGGCGCAATTCGTCGGGTCAGAGGTGCGGGTGCTGAACTATTACGAGGCTGTCGGCCAGCCCTTCGAGGCGCACGTCAACTGGCTGCGCGCCAATGATTATGAGGATGCAATATGCGTTTTGCCGCACGACGGACGCAAGCACGATCAGGTCTATGCGGTCACGCCCATGTCTTACCTGCGAGAATCAGGCTTTGCGGTGGAGCTGGTGAAGAACCAAGGCGCTGGCGCTGCATTGCAGCGGATTGACGCAACGCGCCGATTGTTCCCGTCGATCCGGTTCAATGCTGACACCACCGAAGGCGGGCGCGATGCTTTGGGCTGGTATCACGAGAAACGGGACGAAAAGCGCGGCATTGGTTTGGGGCCAGAGCATGACTTTGCAAGCCACGGCGCGGATGCCTTTGGATTGCTTGCAGTGTTCAAGGCATCAATCCCGTCACAAGACGACTGGGGCGCTCCATTGCGGCGAAGTTTGAAAGGCGTTCTGTAATGTGCTATGGTGGCGGAAATCCGCAGGAGGCGCGACATGATTGAGCAGAACGATCAGAGGCAACGCGATGCATCCATGCTGGATGCATTGGTTGCTCAACATCGCATGTCGCAGAACCGCAACCGCGTGGTGAACAAACAGCCGAGCCTGCTGGAAATGCCGTCTGACGCTATTCGCGGCCTGCTGGGTGCGATGCAGCAATTTGGCGGCGCTGCCGATGAGCAGATTGACTACTACCTGGGGCCAACCGGGATTCCTGACAAGTTGCGCGCCATTGCGCCTTACCTCGATCCCGGTTTTTACTCTGGCGGCAATGCTATGGCTGACATCATCGACCCGCGCGCCAGTGCATCCGATCAGTTCGATGCATCCCGGACATTGAGCGAGATGGCCGCGCTTGCGCCATTGGCGTTTATTCGCGGCGCTGGTGGTAATCCGATCACCGGCCTTCTTGATGAACTGCCGACGCGCCAGCAAGTGACGGACACGGCGCGGAATTTCATGGCGGATGAAAGCGGTGCGTTGCCAATGATGGGTTCAAACTTTGCCAACTTGTTAGGTGACGTTGGCGAGGCAAGCACCGGCATCCGAGCCTATCAAGGTTCACCGCATAACTTCGCAACCGAGCGCCTTGTGCGGATGCCTGACGGATCAACGCAATACATCGTCGGTGCGCCTGACGTTCTGCCTGATGTTCCTGCTGGTGCAGAGGTGTTGCAGGATTTCCCTCTTGGCCGCTTGCGGATTGATAAGATGGGAACTGGCGAAGGCGCACAGGCTTTTGGTCGAGGACTTTACACGGCAGAAAACGAAGGAATCGCAAAGTCCTACCGCGATGCGCTTGCTGACCCGTTTGAAAGCGGGCAAACCGTTGCAAGGGCATATTTTAATGACGCTGGGTCGCGCGCTGGTGCGGTCCGAATGCTTACTGAGCAACTGAACGGTGCCCTGCCGAACAGGATTTCTCTGTCGCCCGATCAAACATCCAAGATGCGTGAAGCCTTAGACTTCCTAAATTCCGGCGCTGACGTGCGCGACGTTAAAGCCCCAGGCTACATGTATGAGGTGAACATCAACGCGGACCCTGAGGACTTTCTTGATTGGGATTTGCCGCTTGCGGGCCAAACGCCATCAATCCAATCCGCTGTTCGCGGCATTGTTCCGTCTGCGCCTGGAATGGCATCCGGGCAGAGACTTTTGGACATAATAGCACCAAATAACGCCACTCCGTTCACATCTGCTGCGGATCGCGCTAGATCGCAAGCAAGTTTAAAGCTCCGCGAAGCAGGCATCCCCGGCATCCGCTACCTAGACGCCGGATCACGCGCGGCGGGCGACGGCTCCCGCAATTACGTCATCTTCGACGAAAACCTCATCGAAATCGTGCGCAAATATGGTATTGCTGGTGCGGCAGCCATGCTTGGCCTAAGCCAAGCTGACGTTGCACAAGCGCTTGAACAGCAGCAACAGCCGCAATCCAGCGGCCTTTTGGGAGTTCCGCAATGAAGAAGCCAGTGAAGTTCACGCCCTGCAAGGGCTGCCCGAACCCCGCCAAGTGCAAGGCCATGGGCCGTTGCATGATGAAGGGCGGCAAGAAATGAGCGACGGCTTGTATGCCAACATTGCTTCCAAAAAGCGCCGCATCAAGCTGGGCAGCAATGAAAAGATGCGCAAGCCCGGTGATAAAGGCGCGCCGTCCGCAGCAGCGTTCAAAGCATCCGCGAAGACGGCTAAGAAGAAATGAAAACCCCGGCATGGCAGCGTGCTGAAGGAAAGAACCCCAGCGGCGGCCTGAACGCCAAGGGGCGGGCATCTGCCAAGGCCGAGGGAATGAACCTGAAGCCGCCTGTCAAGACGGGCGACAATCCGCGCCGTGCATCCTTCCTCGCCCGGATGGGCAACATGCCGGGGCCAGAACGCAAGGACGGCGAGCCAACGCGATTGCTCAAGTCGCTGCAAGCCTGGGGAGCGTCCAGCAAGTCCGATGCCAAAGCCAAGGCCAAAGCAATATCGGCCCGCAATGAGGCGAAGAAGAAATGACAATCACCAACTTTGGCACGCTGAAGACGGCCATCGCAGACACTCTGAACCGGGACGATCTAACCGCAGTCATCCCGGCTTTCGTCGCGCTGGCCCAAGCGCAGTTCAACCGCAAGATCCGCTCGCATCGGCAAATCACGCGGGGCAGCCTGACAATCAATACGCAATTCGAGGCGTTGCCTGCGGATTGGATGGAGACGATCAGGATCACGATGGACGCCAGCCCGATCCGGGTTTTGACGCAAATCAGCATGGACGACCTGACGCGCTATAGGACAGGCTACGACGACACGCCAAACGCGCCAGTATATTTCACCCACATTGGAACGGACATAGAACTGTTTCCAACGCCGGGAACGTCCTATACCAGCGAGATCACCTATTACGCCAAGATCACGGCGTTGTCGGCTGATGGCGATACGAATTGGTTACTGACCAATAGCCCGGACGTGTATTTGTACGGCGCATTGGTGCATACAGCGCCGTATCTCAAGGACGATGCGCGCATTGCCGTATGGGCGGGATTGCTGGCGCAGGGCATGAATGAAATCGAAGAAGAAACAACGGCGGCCCGTTTTGGTTCGCCGCTTCGGATGAGGATCAAGTAGATGGGCACGACAACCACAACCTTCACCCTCAACAAGCCGACAGTCGGCGGCGATGATAACGCTTGGGGCACTGATTGGAACACCAACGCAGACAAGATTGACGACTTGCTTGACGGCACAACCGCGATCAAGCCGAACCTCTCCGAAGGGCTGTGGAAAGTTGGCGGGGTGGCGGTGACATCCACGGCGGCAGAGTTGAACTTCACGGACGGCGTAACATCCGCAATTCAAACGCAGCTTGACGCCAAGCAGGCATCTGATGCTGATCTGACAGCCATTGCTGGGCTATCTTCAAGCGGCATCATTGCCCGAACGGGCGCTGGGACGGCTGCTGCGCGCACTGTGACGGCTGGCACTGGCATCACGGTCACGAACGGCGACGGTGTGTCTGGCAACCCCACTGTGGCCGCCACGCTTGCATCGCAGGCCGAGGCTGAGGCTGGCACTGACAACACGAAGGTAATGACGCCGCTGCGGGTGGCGCAGGGGATTGCGTCTTTGACACCTGCCTATGTAGATACGGTATTGCTAGGCACCCTGACCACCACCAGCGGAACAACTCACACGCTTTCCGGGCTTGTTTTGACGCCGTATAAGTTTCTGCATATCACCGTGCTGGGGGTGTCATTTACTCCCGTTTCCGCTTGGCTTAACTTAAATTCCCTGAGAATATCTGACACCTCTAGCACGGCGACTGATGCTTTGAGAGGAACCGTCACTGTTGATTTGACGAACGGGGTTATCACAAGTTGCCTCGCGCACACTACTGCCGCTGGCGCTGTTTACGCCCAAAGCGGGAGTTATAGCACTGCCACTACGTCCATCAGTTTTACAGGAAGCAGCACGTTCGACGCGGGCAGCATCCTTGTCTACGGGGTGAAATAATGGGACTTGAAATCATCACAGATGCAGTAACTGGTCAAGTCACTGTACGAGAAATGACCCCGGAAGAAGTTGCAGCACTTCAACCACAGATCACCCGCGACAGCCAAGAGGTTGCCCGCAAGCGCGCTTATCAGGCCGAAGCTGATCCGCTCTTTTTCATGGCGCAACGCGGCGAGGCTACCAATGCGGAATGGCTGGCCAAGGTTGCTGAGATCAAATCGCGCTTCCCATATCCGGCGGAGTAACCCATGCCCCTCATCCCGCTTGCCATACCGCCCGGAGTTTACCGCAACGGCACTGACCTGCAATCCGCAGGGCGCTGGCGTGATGCGAGCCTAGTGCGCTGGGCAGACGGCACCATGCGGCCAGTGGCGGGCTGGGAGGCGCGGTTTGACATCAACGACGCGGTGCCGCGCGGAATGCACGCATGGCGCGATCTGAACAACAACCGCTACATTGCAGTCGGGATGTTCGACAAGCTTTATGCCATTTCGCAGGCCGGGACTGTCACCGATATCACGCCATCGGGCCTGACCACCGGGAACGTCGCTGCAACGCAAAACCTTGGATACGGCGGCGGGCTTTACGGGGTGGGCGCATACGGAACGCCTCGATCCGACATCGGCAGCTTCGCAGAAGCAACGGTCTGGTATCTGGATAACTGGGGCGAGGAACTGGTGGCCTGCTCCAACGCTGACGGCGATTTGTATTCGTGGGATTTGGACGTTACCAATGACGCGGTAATCATCCCTAATGCTCCGACTGGCAACCTTGGCCTGATTGTGAGCGAGGAGCGTTTCATGTTCGCTCTGGGCGCA